AATTTGACGCAGGCACGGATCGAACCCTTGTCCTAGATTCGTCAGGCGTTCCGACATGGGCGGGTCTGGATCTTGTATTCAATCGAACCGAAGCATTCCTGGTCACGGCGCAAGAAGTGGACGGCAAATTGCGCGTGTTCTTGCACCAATGGAAGAAGGATGGACCGATCAATGATCGGGAACTTGCTTCCGAAATCGCGGTCATCGCCAGACAATACAAGATTCGACAAATTGCATTCGATCCCAACACGGGCGGATTCATCGCGCCACTATTGCAAAAGGCGGGGATCAGGATGGAATCGACGCCGTGGTCATCGGCTTATTTTGCGACATTGTGTGACGTAACTATGTCATCCATGAACGCAGGCAGAATCGTTCACACCGGACAAGTCGAACTTCGGACCCATCTTGCAGCTTGTGCCAGGCGTCCCGCGTCCGATGGTGGATGGCGGATCGCCCGTCGCGCTAGTCAAACACCTATTTCCGCAGCTGTTGCGATGGTCTTAGCCGTAGGACACGCGGAAGCACCGCGGACCAATGTTGTCAGCGCGGTTGTGTAGTATCGAAATGATCGACCCCTAAGCGATCAAAGACGACCCGCGAAATCTTGGCTTCGCGGGTTGTCTTATGTAACAACACGCGTCAAAGTGTTTCATTATTTGCATTGGTTGAAATACTTGTCAAGGATGTAAGTATGGGATTCTTGAATGCGTTTCGCATTACCAATGATGATCAATTCGTTCCTGGCATGACCGTCCGCGCAGCTACAATGGCGGATATCCCATATTCCGGACTTGCGTCCGCCTGGGGATTTGCAGGCGAAACCCCTAACGTCGTCACCGTAACCCGTGAGCAAGCCATGACCGTCCCAGCCGTCGCCCGCGCCCGCGGAATCCTTGCAGGATCTATCGGAACAATTCCTTTAGAATCTTTCAATCGCATTACGGGCGCAAAGATTACAAACCGAACACTTATCGAACAACCTGATCCCGCACTTCCAAGAATCAATACGATTTCATGGTTAGTTGACGATCTGATGTTTCACGGCGCAGCTTATCTTCAAGTCTTAGATGTAAGCCTGGAAGATGGACGCCCGTACCGCGCCCGCAGAATCAATCCTGGACGCGTTTCGTGGAATGTAAGTCCCGACGGCACAATGATCACGTCTTACAACGTGGACACCCGTCCAGTCCCAATTTCAGGTCTTAATTCGTTAATCGTATTCCAATCAATTGAAGAAGGTTTGATCGCCCGCGCTGGTCGCACAATACGAACCGCAATTGAACTTGAACAAGCGTCCTATCGAATGGCATCGGAACCCGTTCCGCAAATGGTGTTAATGAATGAAGGCATGAACCTGCCTGGCGATCAGGTCGCAGGATTGATGGACACATTCAAACGGGCGCGACGCGAACGATCCACGGCATACGTCGAAGGACCGATCAAGTTGGAAGTCGTTGGCTTAGATTCGGCGCAGATGCAAATGGTCGAAGCCCGTCAATTCTTGTCCGCTGAAATTGCGCGAACTTGTGGGATCCCTGCCTGGTACTTGAACGCCGAATCTGCGTCAATGACCTATTCAAACGTAACCGCCGAAAGACGATCCTTATTGGATTTCGGTTTGCGTCCCTTTATTTCCATCATTGAAGAACGTCTTTCAATGGATGACGTTACGCCACGAAATCAGATTGTCCGATTTGCAATCGATGACTTCTTGCGCGGAAACCCAATGGAACGGGTGGACATAACGATCAAATTGCTTGACGCAGGGATCATCAATCTTGACGAAGCCCGCGAAATGGAAGATCTTGCGCCACGCGGGACCGAACCTGCAACCGATAACGGCACAACCCCGCCATCACAGACAAGGGAAATTCCAACACAATGAGATTAGAATTCAGCGCACCAATTACAGCTGCGAACATCGTTGACAAAACCATCACCGGAATTGTTGTCCCGTTCGGTAAAGAAGGCGCGACATCAATGGGACCGGTCATATTTGAACTTGGCTCTATCAACGAAATCGACCCCGCATCCGTCAAGCTTCTATTAGAACACGATAATCGTCGCCCGATTGGTAGAGCCACGAACTTCACCGTCACACCTGGCGGAATCAACGGCACATTCAAGATCGCCGAAACCACCGCAGGCGCGGACGCACTAATCGAAGCATCGGAAGGATTGCGCGATGGTCTATCTATCGGCGCGATGATTGATGCCCATGAAATTCGTGACGGTATCATTCACGTCACGTCTGCACGAATGATCGAAACAAGTCTGGTCACGTCTCCAGCCTTCAACGATGCCCGTGTCACACAAGTCGCAGCTTCGGAACCCGAAGATGACGAAACACCCGAAACGATCGAGGAGATCGAAACTATGTCAGAACAACCAATCGAAGAAGTCGAAGTGGCTTCGGATGTTGAAGCGTCTAAGGTCGAAGCATCGACTTTCGGATCACCTATCTTCACACAGCCACGCGCACTTCCAGAACTAACCGCTGGACAATATGCAACAAAGATCCTGGAAGCACAACGCGGAGATCGCAACGCGCAGGAATTCTTGACCGCAGCTGGCGAAGCAACAACAACCAACAACGCAGGTCTTATCCCCGTGCCATTCTTGCGCGAAGTGATCGGCGTTGTGGATTCATCCCGTCCATTCGTTGACAGCATCACCCGCGCAGCTCTTCCAGCTGCGGGAATGTCATTCAGAATCCCGCGATTCGTTACCCTGCCGACGGTTGAAGAAACCGCCGAATTGGCAACACCATCCGACACACCAACGGTCATCGATGATTTGACGGTTGATGTTGTCAAATTTGCTGGACAACAGCGCGTGAGCATAGAACTTTTAGAACGAAGCGATCCTTCGTATCTTGATGAACTTCTTCGCGGTCTAGCTGCGTCCTACGCACAACAAACCGATCTTTACGCATTCACCGAAGGCGTTGTCGGTTGTGGCGCATCAGGCGGAACAGGTTATGTCGCAGCTATTGCCGACGCAATTGCCGATTCTGCTAACGTGATGAGATTCAATCCAAATCGCTTATTAGTTGGCGCAACACAATACGCGTCAATTTTGGGCGATGTAGATGATTCAGGTCGTCCATTGTTCAATGCTGTCGGTCCAACATCGAACGCAGCTGGAACAAATGTAATGTCCCGCGGAAATGTTATGGGTCTAGATTTGGTCGTTGATTACAACATCGGCGCATCAAATATTCTTGCCTATCCTTCCGCCTATGCAACATTCTACGAAAGCGGAACCGCACAGGTCCGCGTCAATGTAATCGACACAATGACCGTTGAAATTGCGGTATATGGCTTCGTGGCATTGGCTAACAAGTACCCAACAGCGATTCGGGCAATTACCGTTTCCTAGTTGAAACATCGTGAAGGGGATCGTCCTGGTCCTGAACGGTCCCCTTCACTTCATCCAAAGGATTAAACAATGTCATTGATTGACCTAGAAGATTTCAAAGATGTCTTAGGCGTAGGCGATATCTACCCCGACGCACAACTTGAATCTGCGATGACGTCTGCCGAAAACATAATTCTTGGATTCTTAAACTTTCACAACGCGTCAATCGTTGCCGTGACCATTCGATCCAACCTAGCAACATTCGCCACGCGTAGTCGACATGGCTACGTCATAGGTCAATCGGTCACGATCAGCAATTGCGGAAATCCATTCGATGGCGCCCGCACAATCACCGCCGTCACCGAATACACATTCCAAGCGTCGATCACTAACGCAAACATTCTTCGTCGAATGATCAAGCCTGATGGCAATTGCATTCTGACCGGACAGTCCACGATCTACGACGCAAACGAAAATTGCAGGACCGCAGCTCTTATGATTGCCGTGGACATATGGAACGCCCGTCAATCGGCATCAGGTCAAATGCAGGCTGTCGATTTTAACCCTGGACCTTACCGAATGGGACGATCATTGTTGTCTCGTGTTGTTGGTCTAATTAGTGAATATCGCGACCCCGCGTCGATGGTGGGATAATGTCTAACAAGTTAAGCGACGCCCGCGCAGCTCTAAAGTCAACGCTTCAGGCGTTAGGGTACATCGTCTATTCCGCGCCCGTTGAAACCATGACGCCACCATGCTTGATTCTTGTTCCAGGCTCACCGTATGCGACCATCGCAACCGTTGGACCATCGCCAAAGTTGATCATGACATTAAACGTCACACTATGCGTCGCAGCTAATGACAATCAAGCTGCTCTAACAAACTTGGACGCGATGATCGCTAACGTGTCCGAAAACCTTCCGACGGGAATTCGCGTCGGGGACTTTACACAACCGAAGATCGCCCAGGTGGGACCAAACGATCTACTAACAACCGACATCCAATTCGATGTCACAATCTAAGGAAATCAAATGGCACTTACCTATGTAACAGGGCATGATCTAGCCTTGACAATCAATAGCGTCACATATGACAACGTGGCGTCTTCGGTAACACTTGCAATCGAATCCAATCAACAGGTTTTGGAAGTGTTATCGGGTCGCGCATACAAAACAATCGATCAAGCTGCAACCCTAACCGTCGAACTTTATCAGGATTGGGGATCCACAAGTCCCGCGTCCGTGTGTGAAGCCCTATGGGATGCCACATACAACGCGCCAGACACCGCACTAAGTTTCAGCCTGGATGCCAACGGATCGACATTCACCGGAACTGCCTTCCCTTCATACCCCGAAGCAGGTGGCGCAGCTACCGACGCCCTGACCGTAACCGTTGAATTAGTCGTCAACGATGGTCTAGTCGCCAGGGCATAACGAAAGGAATCAGGACCATGAAAATCCAAATCAAAATTAAACATCCCGATCACGGCGTTATTGTCGTGACCACGTTGCCCGCCGATCTCATGAAATGGGAACGGATGACAAAATCAAAGATGACCGATCTTGTTGAGAATCGGCGGGTCGACGGGGAAGATGTTGTCAAAGTCAACATGGGATTCGAAGATTTGATGGTCATGGCGTTCGCGGTACTTCAACGCGGAAATCAAACATCAAGCAAATTCGATGATTGGGCAAATGAATTGGAATCCGTCGAATTGATCGGCATTGATGAAACGGATTTTACACAAACGGCACCATCGGAAGAACCATCGCCGATCTTGCCGTCGAAGGAATAGTCAAGATCAACCTGGAAGATCTTGATTGGGAAATGTTAGGGACCATCCAGACAATACGAATCGAACGATCGAAAAGGAAGTGAATCATGGCAGTCGATCAATCCTTCACCGTTGACTATGGTGAATATCGTCGATTGCTGGATGCACTTGGAAGCCTGGACAAAGCTGCCAATCGTGAAATGCGCGAAGAAGCATCGATGATTGCCGAAGATATAATGATGCCCGCAATCAAATCCGCAATCACAAGTCACGCGGGAAACTACGCCCAAAAATTGAATCAAACCGTCAAGACAAAACAAGATCGACTTCCAGGCGTTCGGGTCGGAAATTCAACCAAAACTTCAAGCCGTGGAACCGTTATGAATTCCCGTGCATTGGGTGGAAGTGGCGCCTTTAGTGGCGGGGCAACTTCCAACATGATTCGATTTGGTACAATCAAGGGATCATACACATCACGATCAGGACGTCCGCAATTATGGGCGCAAGGTATTCGTCCAGGATGGACGGAAACGGCGGATCAAGCATACGCGGAACCTGCGTTCGCAGCTTGGGAAAAGACGGCGCAAGAAATCGTCGATCGATGGAATAGGGGATTCTAATGGCTACTAAAGGAATTGGACGCCCGTTAACAATTTTATTGCAGGCGGACACAACTGGATTCGCAAAAGGCTTACAACAAGCCGAAGGCAAACTTAACAAACTTGGGAAATCTGTCAACAAGGCAGCTGCCGTTGCAAGTGTTGCCCTGGCGGGATTGGGCGCAGCTGCGCTTGATTTCGCGAAGGCAGCTGCGGAAGATCAAAAATCCGCGACCCTTCTTGAAAAGTCCCTGAAAGATCTGACCGGTGCAACGGACGCGCAAGTTGTAGCCGTCGAAGATTACATCACCGCGACATCTTTAGCCGTTGGCGTTGCCGATGATGAACTTCGTCCAGCGTTCGCCCGATTGCTACGGTCAACCGATGACATCGCCAAATCGCAAGAATTGCTTAATCTTGCCTTAGACATATCGGCAGCGACGGGAAAACCGCTTGAAGCGATCGTCAATGGTCTAGGGAAGGCATATGACGGGTCCACGACCGCGCTTGGAAAATTAGGTCTAGGCATCGACAAGGCAACCTTAGCGTCGGGTGACTTCGCACTTATCCAGGCGGAAATCCAAAAGAAGGTCGGTGGAACAGCTGCCACCTTAGCGGGAACCGCGGAAGGATCTTTCGCACGGCTAACCGTTAGCATCGATGAAGCCAAAGAATCAATCGGTGTCGGTTTGCTTCCAACGGTTGTCTTGTTGACGGATCAATTGGTCAAATTTATTCCTGTAATTCAGGAAAATTCAACAAACATTGTCAAATTCGGTGCCGTAGTTGCAGCTTTATCGGTTGCCATTATAGGCTTGAAATTTGCAATCACCGCGCTAAACACAATTTTAGTCGTCACCAAATTCGTCGCAGCTGGCGCAAAGTTGGCATATCTTACCCTGGCAGCTGCTACGGGATCGG